CCACACGACCTGGAATAGGGCTTTGATGTTATTTAGAACACCCTTAATGAGTTCCCATACTACTCCGAAAGACATCTTAACCAGTGCCTTTATTTGCTCGCCGTTTTTCGCCCAAAAATCTCTTATCTTCGTTAGAATTTCGCCAATAAACGCGGAGACCTGCTCCATAACCTTTACGACGATATCCTGTATCCACCCGAGAGCTGTCCCGAAAACGTCCGTAATCCACGCCCAAGCCGCGTCTACCATATCGCGGAACCATTCGATGTTTTGATAGGCTAAAACGAATGCCGCGATTAGTGCGACAATAGCCGCGATTACCAGCACAATAGGATTGGCGCCCATTACGAAATTAAGCGCTGCCCATACGCCTTGTGCAACTTTAATAACGCTATTTAACGTTGCTATCGTAGCGACAAAAGTTCCGATTACAATCGCTAGTGTTTGGATTAGCGGCATCCACGGCTCTAGCGCTTCTTTAACGGATTTAACTTTCTCGACTAATTCCGGTATCTTTTCGGCAGCCAACTTTAGTATTTCCTCGAATTTCCGCCCAAACGTCGCTACCATTGCTCGCATATCGGGAAGTCCGTTATCTTTCAGCATTTTATCGATACTTCCGATAATGCTTACGACGCCCCGCGTTACCGCCGCTTTCATATTGTCAAAAGAACCGCCCCAACTTGCGCCTGCTTCCTTCGCCGCTCCTGCGATTTTTACGACGCCATTCGTGCCTTCCATCATTGCTACTGTTACCGTGTCGATAAATTCCTCGGCACTGATATTACCTTTCGACAACGCGTCCTGCACGTCGCCGGCGTTTTTCCCTGTAGCCTTGGCGTACATACCAACCGCGTCAATTCCTGCGTCGAAAAGTCGGTTTAATTGGTCCATTCCGACCTTACCTTTCGTAGACATCTTGGCAAGCGCGTCCATTACGCCCGAAAGCTGCTCGTTAGAACCTTCGCCATAGAACGCGACAGCATCGCCCCATGCCTCGATACGCTGGGTCGCTTTATCAACGGATACGCCACGCGTAACAAAGTCCTGGACGCCTTTTGCTGCGACATCCAATCCGTAAGCTGTCCCTGTAACGGCTTCCCGCGTGCGGTCGAGCGCCTTGTTCGTTTCTTCCGTGCTACCGGTTATGGTCGACATAACGCGCTCAAAGCTTTCCATCGTGTCAATACGCCCAAAAGCACTCGAAATCGAGTTTTTGACCATGCTGATACCTTTCGCAGCTGCGGCGACTAATCCGAGAGATACGGCTAACTTACCGACAGTTAGTCCGCCACCTGTCTGACGGATTTTACCTATTTCGGATAACGACTTTTGAGTTTCGCCGATTTTCTTAGAAAAATCGCTAATATCCGCACCTATCTTGACGAGTATATCGTTACTCACATGCTCACTCCTTTCCGCTCACCAACGTAGAGAGCCAAGCGTTGGCCTGTTGCGTTTTTTCTTTCATATCGGATAGTTCTACTCTATTAGTCCGGTCATTCGCGGACGGTCGCTTAAATAAGTCGGAAGCCTTCGGACTTTTCGCTCGGTGTGCGCGTTCTCGCATGATTGCCGCCTGTGCCATGCGCTCGAATTCGTCATATTGGCGTTCGTTTTGCGCTTGAAGCATTATCGTGAACTCGCGCGGTGTACACGATAATACTTCGGCGGCTTTCATGCCGAGATATCGTAAGCCGTCGAAAATCGCCTGCTCGACTTCGTTTAGTTCAGAAGTTCGTCCAGCGCTGCTTTCGCCGTCGCGTCCTTCGCCATCAGCTTGTTGACCGTCGCCCTGTAGAAAAAACTTTGCGTAACTACCTCGTTAGACAGCTTTAATATGTCTTGCATATCGAGCTTTTCCGCGTTGATAGCGTCGTCAATCGCCTTCTCAACGGCTTTGAGCGTGTAGTCTTCGCCCGTGTGTAATAGCGCCGCTTGTACAATATGTGGAAACGTTTCTAAGTCGCCCATAAGCGCTTTTCCGATAAGCTCAAACGAGCCACCTTCGTGTAAACCGTTTAAGCGTTTAACGCCTGCGTAAGTAAGTTTTAATTCGTGTTCTTTTCCGTTAATTTCGAATGTAGCCATTTATTAAATCGCCCCTTATGCGTTATTTTCAAAATAAAAAAGGCGGTAAAAATATACCGCCGTAGTTAAAATCAATCGATTGTAGTTGCGCCCTCCGGCACTTCCGTCAATGTTTCATCCGTCGTCACTCCGCTTAATTTCGCATCGAAAGAATACGTCGCAGATTCGTCGTCGGGATATTCGAAATCTAGCGAACTAATCATATACTTACCGACTTCCGCCTTAAGTGTATCGATATTAATTTCGAGGATTTCTGCAAACTTTTTGCCTTTAATGTGCGCCTTCATTTGTTCAAGCGCAGGATCATCCGTTCCTAGTAACCCTTCGAACGATATAGATTCCGTTACTTTTCCGTAGTCAGTCCCGTCAATGTCCTTCGTACTGATTTCAACTTCATCCGCTGAAATTGAGCGACTTCCGGACGTCTGATAAAGCACGCGAAGCATTTTTTCTGCGGATGTTTCGTCCTTAAACCGTATTGCATAAACGATTTTATCGCCTTTTAAAATTGCCATTTATCGTTCCTCCTTGTCTTATCCGTAATAATTAACGTCTATCTCGATGTCGAAGTAGACTTTGTGATAATTCGTAGTGTCGCTTACACTCTCCGGCGAAATCGGCGTAATCCCCGTTAGGTCCACGCAAAAAGACCCGATTACGGGCGCAGGTATCTGCGTCGTATCGAGTAAGTCAAACGTATCAAATACGAAGATGCGTTTTATTTCGTCTTGTTTGCGTGTTCTTTCCGTCATCGACTGCGTGTGTAAGCCGACCTGAAACCGGTATATAGAGCGTGCAGCATCGCGCATTTTCGAAACGACGGATTCACTGGATGGCATCTGCTCGACCGTAATAAACGGCTTCACCACCGGCAATTTAACGCCATCAAATACCCACACGACGTTCATGCCCGTTTTGGCGCGCAAGTGGTCTATGAGCGACGCTGTTATTTCGTGCTGCATTCGTTAGCCACCCGCCTTTTTAACGCGCTTCTTTACGGCTTCGCGATATGCCCCTCGGTTACGCCATACGGATTTCCGTATAAAGCCTTTGTGCGACCGGTGCTCGTATTCTTGACGCTGCGCATACGGCAAATTAGAGCCATACGTCCATACTCCTTTTGACTCCTGTTGCGGACTTGCCATGATGGAATTACGTAGATAGCTGTCCTTAACCGGCGCCATAGCAGCCGATTGATTCGCCATTTGACGCACATATGTCTCCGTAATTTTATCAACGTCACCGGCTAAGGAGGCGTCCGCTAGTTTGCGCATAGTTTCTTCGAGGCCTACGATACTTACGCTAAAATTCGCTATGTCGTCCGCCTCCCTAAGAATTCAACGCGATTTCTTACGCCAATGCCCTTTTTGTCTTGCGCAATGACCGTATAGTCGCGGTCATCATAGTGTGCGTCCGTTACCTTGTCGAAAATATCGCTAACGGCGGTAATGTCAACGCTGAACCACAGGTCGCCCATCATAGCGTCAACTCCGCCAATAAGTACGCGGTCAGCCTTAAATTGCGTGGTCAATTCGGTTACGACGGCTTGCGTATTGCGCTGTTCAGTACGCGGCTCTAACGGCTCGTAGGTCCACGGGTCTTTTTCGCCATCGACCGTGTAAAAGAGCGTAATCGGAAACTCACGTCCCGCTACGATTTCGCGCCGTGAAGCCCGCATAAATTCGTGGTCTGCGTCAGTTAGCATCACAACCACCTCTCGTCTAGTTCGTAAGTCAAGTAAGACGTACAGTTCGGATGCGGCGAATAAATGTCGGAGTCATCCGGTAAGAATATACCTTTGCCGAGTCCGTGCCGATCCTCGTCCGCAAGCTCAACGCAAGGAGGCGACTTCTTTACGCACGCGATTAACCGCAAGCCCGTCACAACTTCGCTACGCTTCGCATTAAAAGACGTTGCTGTCCGATATGCTGCGTTGCCCTCGGTCACTACTAGCCGCTTTATCTTCCACGTTTCGTTGTCGTGTACTTTGCGTATATTCCGTATCATTGTGTCGACGGACTCGCCGCGTAGAATGTTCGCACGTAACACTTTCGATAGCTCGTTGCGCATATCACAGGACAAGCGCCAAACACGGTCGGATAGCACTAAGCCGTCGCTTTCAAAACGACGCGCTACGTAGTTTACGATGTCACGGTTAAGCCGTTCAATACCGCCGGAAACAGCCGCAACGCCTATCACGCCTTGAACGCTATTGTTTATACGTGTGGTCGTCCATGAAGCAGTCTCCGTCAGTATTTCGTCCATTGCCGTTGTGCCGTAGCCACGTAGCGACGTTTCAACTGCGTCGAGTTCACGTAACAGCCGATTGAGTCGCTGCTTTTTAACCGTGCCGTCTGTGTCCGCAAAGTCGGCAAGTAAATCGGAAAGCTCGCCGCGCACACGTCCGATTTCACGGATAGCGAACGCTTGCTGGTCGGCGTTAAGGCGTCCATGTTCCGTTGACAGACGTTTGAATATAGCGTCTAGTTGCTCTTGATTGCTCATTTCTTATCCGCCCTGCCGACGTGCGTTTGGCTCGAAGCGAATCCACCGCGCAAATAACGCGAGTAGTTTTGACGGGCTGATTTCGCTAGTTTCATATAGTTATCGAATATCATCGTCTTATCTACCGCTTCTTCGCCGTCGGTGTATTTAAAAAAGCGAGCAGCATCGCCCGCAATCGTTTCATACGCAATATAAAGCGCTAAGTAAAATAGCGCAGTTTCGTTTTCTTCGTCCTGTCCGACAAACTCCGCTAATGCTTCGGCAACCCATCCGGCGATGTCTTCGGGCAGGACGCCGGGTACTTTCGATAATCGTTGCGTTAGCCTTTCTTCGACAGTCACCAAAAGGCGTCACCTCCGCTATTTTTTCTTCGCTGGTTCTTTCGTTTTTGCCGGTTCCGCCTTCGGCTTATCTACGCGCTCGATAAATTGACCGCACACAGCGTCAAGCGCCTCAATTTCCGGATCGTCGTTCGTTTCGCATACACCCTCCGAATTAAACTGGATGTGTAGTCCCGGTCGGTTAATTTCGTAATTTGGCAACGTTTTATATTTCGCCATATACTCGTCCCCCTTTCAAGTAAATAGGCGAGTCGGAAATGACTCGCCATCTCTGTAGTATATTAGGAAACGGCCTTAGAAACGTTAGACAGAACCGCCACAGATTCTTTAGCGTTCTTGATTTCGAAGCCTAGCTCGCCGCGGATTACACGTGAGAAGTAGTCGGCTCCTGGAAGAGTCGCATCTTGGTCGTAAACCGGCGTCAAGTAACGCGCTTTTACCTTGTCGACATCGAGCAATAGCGCGCGGTCTTTTGGCATGTTTTGGTCTACAACGACACTCGAAATTGCTCCGCCAGGCAAATCAGAAACGAACGATAGGATTTGATGCCCTACGCCAGTGTCTTGTCTTGTTGTTTGAATCGTATTACCGCCTAGCTTCGTAATTTGTCGTGCTACGTTTGGTGCACATAGAATCGTATTTACCGAACCGCCACGAGTGAACACGGCTTCTACCGCATCATTCAAGCCTTTCGCGTCGATTTCCTTGTTAGCGAAGTCTTTATTGAACGAACCCTGCTCTCCTGCAAACGCGAAAAGACCACCAGTTGTACGTGGCTGTGCTGCAGAACCTACGTATTTACGACCGTAGATTAGTGAGCTGTTAATTTCGCGGACCAATTCTTGCAAACGTAAATTGACTTGGTAATCAAGTTCGTCTTCTACGCCGTACGTATTAATCTGCTGTTGCGTACGTGATACCGCTGCGTAACGGCTAAAGATTTGCGAGTAGTTAAATGACACCAAACGGTCGTTAATTTCATTCTTACGGAATGTGTCTTCGCCTTCTGGTCTAGGGCGTGAGATTACCTTTACTTCGCCTTTTGCTGAAATAGCTTCCGGCGTAGTCATATCGTAACCACGTTGAACCGTGATTGTATTCGCTGCTTCATCTACAGCAGTAACTCGGAAAACTTCTAAGCCGTTTTGCACCAAGGCGTTAACCGCGAACTTACCTGCCTCACCCACTTCAAGCGCGATGGACGTATCAGCCGCAAGAGCTGCAGTCTTAACGATCCCCGTATCACTATTTAGATAGTCGTTCTGCCATTCGAACTTAGTTTGCGTAAGAGCGTCACCTGTTCCGATAAGCCCGAAAAGGACTGGTGCTTTCTGTAAAATTAAATCTACATTCGCTTGCATTTGACGTACTTGTTGTTTAAACGCATATGATTGTGCTACTGACATAATTTATTTCCCCCTAATAATAGTTTGTTTTTTTGGTATTACTTCTTTCGCTTTAACTCGAGAATTTCGTTATACAACTGAGTCACCTTACCGAGCAGTCTCGGATTTCTTGCAGCCTGCTGCTTCATTTCCGCGAGATCCTTTTCTTTCGCCGTAATTTCGTCAACCGACGGATTCTTTGACGGATTACTGCCGCCTGCCGCATCCGCACCAATCGCCTTTTTAAACATCCACGGTTTCGACTCCTTCAACGCAGCAACGACTTCCTCGACGCCTTTAACTTCGCCACTGTCCGTAATTTCGACGGATGATTTATCGAGCAAAGCTAATACGTCGTTAACGTCGTTGGCATTTAATGCCCTAGCTGCCGCACGAATCTCCGTGTCGATAATCCGCTTGTTAGCCGCGTCATGTGCTTTTTGCGCCTTTTCCGTAAGCTCCGCCGCTTTTTGTTCGGCTTCTTCCTTTTCGGCTTTCAAACGCTCCTGTTCGGACATTGCCGCCTTCTTGCGTTCTTCTTCCGCCTGTTCAAGTTCCTCTAATCGCTTTAGCTTCGCCTCCGTTTCCGACTGCTTTTCTTTTTCACGCTTCAAACGCTTCGCAAGGATTTCGTCAAGCTCGGCCTGTGTGAACGTTTTTACTTCGGCTTCCTCTGCGTTAGTTTTTTCCGTCGTACCGGACGTTTCAGTTTCTGCCTTCGCTTCTTCCGCGAAAAATTGCAAGTCTAATTTAAGTGGTTCCTTTTTTTCGATAAACATTCGATTACCTCCGCTTATGCGTATTTGATATACCGATGCTTTTATCGACTTCGCGTATCGGTCGTACTGCATCTATTCTTCGTCGATTACTGCCGGAGTTGTATCGCCTTCTCCGTAAGGGTCTTGCTTACGGCGCATTAGGTCGCGTTCTTCGATGATTTCCATTAGCTTCGCCTCAGCGTTCTCTTTACCTGAACGTGTGATAGCGCCTTTAATGGACTCGATTTGATTCCCGATTTCGTCGCCTAATTGCGTAATTAGCGCCGCTTGATCCTGCGGCAATGGTAAGCCGAATATAATCTCCGTTGCATAATTGTCGTCTAGCTGTTCTGTAAGCGCTGCGTCATACTTAAAGTTGGCGTGTTCTTGGCGCGCTTGCATGTAGCGCAATGTATATTCGTTTAATGTTTGTAACCGCGATTGCCACGTTACCCATGAACGCTGTGTTTTCGATATGATGGACGAAAATAAGAGCTTCAACGCCATATCGTTTATGCCTCCGGTTTTCATTTCCGAAGTATTGACGATAGGCACTTCGCTGATCTCGTGTAACGCTTCGTACATGCGGTCGAGATAGCTTTCGATAGCCTCGCGAAACTTAAAGCCGGATTCCATGCGCTTTGCATTGGGCTGTTGCGCACTCTCTCCGTTATCGCCGAGATTCCACTTTGCTGACGGACTCATGCGCAAAGGATTCTTCGGGTCTTCTTCGACGTTGATAAGTAGCGTAATCGCGAACATCTCGAATCTAAGTGCGTCCGAGTAGTCGCTCAACTTGCGGTCGATTTCGTCGGCTACAGTAATCATCTTTTCTAACTCCGAATAACCCACCGCTTGTCCCGTAAGGCTTTCGGTAGGTACGTGTACAACCGGTATAAAATCGAGGTCCATCGACTGCCTTTCTACGCGCTGCTCGATGACGTAAAGGTCTTCGTCGTAAACCGCTTCTTCGATTTCGCAATCGTAAAAGCCGTTGCCGTCGGTGTCGCCATGCCAAAC